AATTAAATTTCAAGCCTGGTTTTAACAAAATGGTCACAGATTCAGGAGCTGAATCTCAATGGGTTGATGGTGATTTTGTTAGATTTAGATATGGATTACCTGAAAAAATAGGTGGTTGGAATCAATTATCTATTGCAGGTGAAACCTTACCTGGAGTAGCACGTGCTCAGCATACTTGGACATCTTTGAATGGTGAAAGATATGCAGCTATTGGAACTTCACAAGGTTTATTTTTATACTATGGAGAACAGTTTTTTGATATTACACCATTAGATACAGCTATAACAGGATGTACGTTAACTACAGTTAATGGTTCGAATGTTTTAGAAATTAATAAGGGATCACATGGTCTAGAGGTTGGAAGATATATAACATTATCTGGAGTAACAGTTACAGGTGCATCAGACTATACAACGGCAGAATTAGAAGTAGCTTATGAAATATTGACAGTACCAACAGTTGATAAGTTTACAGTTCAAGCGGTAAGAAATGAAGGAGGATCTGGTATGACTGCAGCAGGAGCTGCAACAGTTAATCCTTATGAACAAGTCGGACCCGTCTTTCAAACACTTGGTTATGGTTGGGGTACTTCTACATGGAACACTTCTACTTGGGGAACAGAAAGAGATACAAGTTCTGTGACTCTGGATCCAGGAAACTGGAGTCTTGATAACTATGGTCAAGTTCTTGTTGCAACAATTAGAGATAGTAAAACATTTACTTGGAATGCAGGTGCAGCAAACGCAAGAACAATTAGAGCATCAACAAGTACATCAGGTGCTTCGACTTCAAATAATCCGACAGCGTCAAGATTAACTCAAGTCTCTGATAAAGATAGGCACTTATTTCATTTTGGAACTGAAACAACAATTGGTAATTCATTAACTCAAGATCCAATGTTTATAAGATTTTCTAATCAAGAAGATTTAAATGATTATGCACCTACCGCTGTTAATACTGCAGGTACATTTAGATTAGATAAAGGTAATAGAATTGTTGGAGCAGTATCGGGTAAAGATTATACTTTAGTTTTAACAGATAGCGCTGCTTATGTAATTCAATTTGTTGGTCCACCTTTTACATTTAGTATTAGACAAGTTGGTTCTAACTGTGGATTAATTTCACAACACGCATTAACTTATTCTGATGGTAAAGTATTTTGGATGTCAGGAGAAGGTGGTTTCTTTGTATTTGATGGTACAGTAAAATCTCTACCTTGTTTAGTTGAAGACTTTGTTTTTACAACAACTTCAGATAATTTAGGTATAAATTTTAATGCAACAGAAACAATTTATGCAGAACACAATACACTCTATGGTGAAGTAAACTGGTTTTATCCAAAATCTGGCTCAACACAAATTGATAGATGCGTTACATATAATTATGGAGAAAATGTTTGGACAACTTCATCACTAGCTAGAACTACATATGTTGACACTGGAGTTTTTGATGTACCTTATGCAACAGAATATAGCTCTACATCTTTACCTGTGTTTCCAGATATTTTAGGTATTACAAATACATATGGAGCAACTACATACTATGCTCATGAAGTTGGAACAGATCAAGTTAATAGCTCAGGTACAACAGCTATTCCTGCATTTATTCAATCTGGAGATTTTGATATTACACAAGTTAGAACCAGACAAGGTCAAGCAACAGGTGCAGTTGACTATAGAGGAGACGGAGAATTCTTTATGTCAGTAAAAAGATTCATACCTGATTTTAAAGTTCTTACAGGTAATTCAAAAATTACATTACTATTAAATGACTATCCAAATAATACTGCATCTAGCTCACCTTTAGGTCCATTTACAATTACAAGTTCTACTGATAAGATAGACACTAGAGCAAGAGGAAGACTTGTAGCATTAAAAATAGAAAATGATAGCACTGGTGAGACTTGGAGATATGGAACTTTAAGACTCGATGCTCAACCAGATGGAAGAAGATAATGGCAAAAATAGTAGTTAGTATACCAGAACCAAAACAAGAGTATGATGTATCTAATCAAAGACAAATTTTAGAAGCTCTTGACACCTTAAAAAATCAACTTAACTTTTCTTTTCAACAAGATATAAGAAATGAAGAAGATCAAAAGGAGTGGTTTTTAAGTGGCTAATTTTTATAAAAGTACAACATTTAATTTAACAACAGCTAATTTAACAACAGCTTTAACTATTTCTACATCTGCTATTGCTATTGTTAGAGCGGTACAAGCAAGCCATGCAACAGCCAGTAATGTTGATGTAGATTTATATTTAAAAAAATCAGGTGGATCTGATGTTGAAATATCACATTCAACATTGAATAAGTCTACTGATAATCTAGCTAAAAATGTTATTAACTTAGAAGGTGGAGATATATTAAAATTACAAGCAAGTTCAGCAAACGAGATCACTGGACAAATTAGTTATCTTTTGATAGATAGATCACAAGAAAATGGATAAAGATAAACTAGAACACACTCACGATAACGGCATTACTCATTCTCATGAAGGTGGTGATGTTTCACATACACATGATATACCAAAAATAGATTGTGTTACTACAACAACATACAGAAATACTAAGACTGGAGAAGTGTCTAAAGAGAAAGTAGAAGGACCTGATATTGTACAAGATGTTACAGTTCAAATTACTAACAAAGGTCTTGAAGTATTTCAGAAAGTAATGAATCAAAGTAATGGCAAACCAAAACCCTAGAGGCGGGACAGAGTTACAATTTGAATATCTAAGAAAGCATGTTGAAACAAGCTTACTTAATCAAGTAGAAATTTGTACATCAGTTCCAGGCAAAGTACCTTTACATCCAACTAAGTTAAATATTCTTTGGCAAAAAAATTCTTGGGATCAACCTAATTTACATCCATGGTTTAAAGATAAATCAAATCATAATAAATATGATTGGTATATTTTTAATTCTAATTGGAACTTTGAACAATTTACAAAAAGATTTGATTTACCTAGAGAAAAATGTGCCGTCATTAAAAACGGTATTGAACAAGTACAACCTATTTCTACTCAATATAAAAAAGGTGATCCTATAAAGATAGTACATCATTGTACACCTTGGAGAGGTTTATCTGTATTGTTAGGTGCAATGCAATTAGTTAAGAATCCATTAATTAGTTTAGATGTTTATTCTTCTTGTGAAGTATATGGAAAAGATTTCGCTGAAGCTAATGACAAATCATATGAGCCTTTATATGAACAAGCAAGACAATTACCTAATGTAAATTACATTGGTTATAAACCAAATGAATATATAAAAGAAAATTTAAAAGATTATAGAATGTTTGTATACCCAAGTATTTGGGAAGAGACATCTTGTATATCATTATTAGAATCTATGTCCGCAGGTCTATATTGTATTACAACTAACTTCGGTGCTATATATGAAACCGGGGCCGAGTTTCCAATGTATGTACCTTACTCAAATGATTACAAAAGTTTAGCTAGAAAGTTTGCGGCAGCCATAGAAGCTTCTGCAGATATACTCCATGATTCAGGCATCCAGGATCATTTAAAGATGCAACAAAATTATGTAAATAGATTTTATGATTGGGGAGCAAAAGGACAAGCGTGGGCAAGATTTTTGAGAGGAGCATTAAATGCAAAATAATGAACCAATATGGTTTTCTGAAAAAAAGAAAACAAATGCTAATGAAGATACTTATCAAACTGAAAAAATAGAACAGGTAAACTCAAATGTTAAAACTATTAATGTAGGTAATATTTTAGATAAACCAAAAGCAAAGATAATGGTTTGTACTCCTTGTCATAGTGAAGTGTCTATGCATTATACTCAAGCTGTTCTAAAATTTCAATTAGACTGTATGCAACAAGGTATACTAGTTAGTTTTACATTACTTAAATCATCATTAGTTACACAAGGTAGAAACTTATGTGTAGCAGAATTTTTAAATCATAAAGATCATTACGACTACTTATTATTTATAGACTCAGATATAGATTTTAATTCTAACACTATATACAAAATGATAGGTGCAGATAAAGATATTATCTCTTGTCCTTATCCAATGAAAACATTTGATACAGATAAAATGTGGAGAAAGATTAAAGAAACTAATTTAGTTAATACACCTGATGATGTACTAAAAGCAGGTCATGTATTTCCAATTAAAATGGACAATCCAAATGAAATGACTATGGAGAATGGAGTCATAAAAGTAACTCATGCTCCTACAGGATGTATGTTAATTAAAAGACAGGTTATTGAGAAGATGATAAGGAATCATCCAGAATTAGAAATATATCAACCAACAGTTATTAATGGTAAAGAAGTTAAAAAAGAAAACTTCTACAATTTATTTGATACATTACATGATGTAGAAACTAAAAGATATTTTGGTGAAGACTTTGGTTTCTGTCAAAGATGGACAGATATGGGTGGAGAAGTATATATCTATGCTATGGATAATATAACCCATGTTGGAGATCACCAATACTGTGGTCGATTTTTTGATTTATTAGAAAACGCAAAACCTGTTGACGATAGCGAAAAAATCAAATAAAGTATTATATTTACAGGATTCTACGCCTGCCAAACAGTATAAATATATTTAAATTATGGCGATATCACGAGGATTACAACCCAGACAATTAAGACGGAACGGTGGAATAATGGAAGCTGTTCCAAGACAAGGATATTTTTTAGGTAAACTTGTTAAGAGTGTTAAAAAAGGTGTTAAAGGTTTAGCTAAAGGAGTTAAGAAATTTGCTAAATCTGACTTAGGTAAAGCTGCATTATTGGGCGCTGCTGCCTTTGGTATACCTGGAACACAATTTGGTGGTTTATTAGGTAGAGCTAGCATAGGTGGTGCAGCTCCAAGTATTTTTGGTAAGAGTGGAGGCATCAGTGCTTTATTAGGTGGTGCAGCAGGACCAGGAGCTCCAATGTCAAATTCGTTTGGTATGGCTAAAAAAGGTAATATGTTTAGTAAATTTTTAGAAGGTGGAGCAACTTTAGGCAACACAGCAAAAGTATTTGGTGGTAGTAGTTTAATAGCTGGTATGTTAGCTAAAGCAGAAGAAGGCGATGAAGAGGCAGTTGCAGCAACTAGAAATGTAGATGCATTAAGAAGTTATTTAGAAAAAGGTGCAAGAAATTTAAGAGTACCTGAAAATGAAATATCTAAATTAGTAGAGGACAATGTCGCTGAATATACTCAAGATATGGCTAGAGGACAGATGGCCAATGGTGGTAGAATAGGTTATGCTTTTGGTACTCCAGAACAAAATGCTATACAGGCAGCCGGCATCATGGATCTACCATTAAATAAAAACCCTGCGGGAGTTACAGAATTAGACCTTAGAGAAACAGGTGGATTTATTCCTCCAGTTGGTGTAAAAGAAAAGGCAGATGACATCCCTGCGATGTTAGCAAACAATGAATTCGTATTTACAGCTGATGCTGTAAGAGGAATGGGTGACGGAAACGTTAATAAAGGTGCACAACGTATGTACGATATGATGAAAAAATTAGAAAAAGGCGGTAGAGTATAATGTCTAGTGAAACAATAACACAAATAAATCAACCACCAGAGTTTATAGAAGCAGAATCGAAACTTTATTTAGACCAATTACAAAAAGGAATTGGTGCTTTTAAAGATGCTGACTTATCAAAAGTCATGGGTGACCAGTTTATTGCAGGTCAAGATCCTTTTCAAAAAAGAGCACAAGAATTAGCAGAATCAGGTATTGGTGGTTATCAAAAATTTTTAGATGCAGCATCAGGTTTTCAAACACAAGCCGGAAAATCTGCAGCGGCAGCAGGTCAATTTGTAGGACCGGATGCATACAAAGCATTTATGTCTCCGTATCAACAAGATGTTATTAATGCGACTTTACAAGAATTTGATATTCAATCTCAAAGAGGTGTACCCGGTTTAGCTGCATCAGCAATCACTGCAGGAGCGTTTGGTGGTGGTAGAGAAGGTGTTCAAAAAGCAATCTATGGTTCTGAATCAGATAGAAATAGATCAGCAATACAAGCAAATTTATTACAACAAGGTCTTCAATCAGCTAGAGCTGCAGCAGGTCAAGCCTTTGGTCAACAACAATCAATAGCTGCGCAACAACAACAACTTGCTTCAGGTCAACTAGGATTAGGTTCGGCGCAACAAGGTTTCTTAGGTCAAGATGTAGGAGCCCTACAAACATTTGGTGATATTAATCAAATGCAAAAACAAAGAGAGTTAGACGCTCAGCGAGAATTATTAGTAGCACAAATGAATCAACCTCTAACAGCTGCCCAACAATATGGTTCAGGAATCATGGGTCTAATTTCTGGATACCCTGGAGGAACTCAACAAACAGTACAACCAACATCATCACCTAGTGCTCTTCAAACAGGTATAAGTGCCGGTGCTACATTAGCAGGTTTATATAGAGCATTTAAACCACCAACAACAGCTTAATTATGAGTAGAATATTTAGAAGACCAATGTTTAGAAAAGGCGGTAATGTCGGAGAAGGCATTATGACTGGTATTGTAGATAGAGAAAATCATGCTACAGATCCTTTTGTTGGGGATATAGATCCGTTTAATGTTCCATATTCATTTGATAGTCCACAAACACCAGTTACATCACCCTATAAAGGACGAACTATACCTAGTTTAAGAGAGTTGACTACAGAAAGTAGAGAAGCTTTAATGGAAGCAGCTGGAGATAGAGGTGGATTTGATCCATTAACAAGTTTCTTATTAGCATACGGGCCAGCAGCAGCTGTAGAAAATAGAGGTGGTGGAACCATAGGTAATTTAATTGCAGCAGCAGAAAAACCGGCTGCAGCTTTAATTAAAGAAAAAGCAGAGGAAGATAAATTTCAAAGAGGTCTTAGACTTGAAGCAACAAGTGTATCCATGGCTAAAAGAAATCAAATGATTGCTGAGGAAGCAGATAGAAAATTTAAATCAGATATGGCTATGGCAAAAGAAAAACTTAATAGAGATTTAAGTGTTGAAGAAAAAAAATTTTTAATTAATAAATCTATAAGAGAAGCTGAACAAGCAACAGAGCGTTTAGATAAACAAATACAAGCTCAAAAAGATATTGCAGCCGCAGATAATCAAAATAGATTAGATATTGAAGCAGCTAGAAAAAAAGATGTGAATAGTATAGAGTCAAGAATAGACGCAGAAACAGCAGAGTTATTAAAAACGGTAAGTACTGAATATGAAGCTAGAAATAGAGCAACTTGGGCGCTTCAAACAAGCGGTGATTTGATGAGAAAAGGGTACGCTGTATCTGATGAATTATTAGAAGAATCACAAGTTGTTGATACTGACAAGTTTAAAAAGAAAGCTAAAACATTAATTAAAAAAGCAGGTAATGAAGGTAAAATATTTTATTATCCAAAAGGTGACAAATACTATAGATTAGTAAAAGTAGATGGTAAAGGAGTGTTTAAACCTTTTAATAAAGATGGAAATGAAATAATTGAAGATGAAATAAAAATAGACGAGGACTTAAAAAAAGTATTAGAAGAAGATAAAAAAATAGAACCTTTTGGTAAGGCTGAGTACGAACAAAGTATAGAAGAAGGCAGTGACTATCTAACTAAAGATGTAGATATGCAAAATGTTGACACATCAAATATAAGGTCAACTCCTTTATCTCCAAATAAATCTGCTTACGAAAACTATTTAAGTAATTATAGAATTGGTAAACGTTCACTTTATAGATAGGAAGCTACATGGCTGAATATAATTTAAACTCCGCAGAAAGAGATAGCGAAGTAAGTTGGTATAAAGCTCTTGGTGCAGGTTTATTATCTGGAGCTATAAAAGTTCCAGAAGGTATTGTATCACTTGGAGCAGAATTAATAGATCTTGGAGCAGATTCAGATATAGCTGCAGATGTTGAAGAATTTTTTGATAAAATAAATCCTTTTGAAGAAGTTGCTGAAGAAAGATTAATAGGTAAACTAACTGAATCTATAGTTCAAATAGGTGTTCCCGGAGGCATAGGTTTTAAAGTAGCTAATAAAGCTGCAAGAAGTTTAACTTCAAAAGCTTTAAAGGCTAGAAGAAGCGACGCATACGCTCAGTTTGGAAGAAATAGTAAAACTCCTGATCCAAATAAATTAGGAGTAGCTTTAGGAAAAGTTAGGGATCTAAACAAAAAATCAAAATATCCACGATACTCAGTTGCAGTAGGAGGTGGTGCAGTCGGTGAAATGTTTGTAGTAGATAATGATGAAATTGGTACCTTTGGAGATATGTTTGAGGGACCAACCGAATTAGATAGAAGCGAATCATATGGTAGAGAAGATGCTACCAGAAAATTAATGAACAGACTTAGGTTTGGAACAGAATCTTTATTTATAACTCCTGCAGTTTATGGAGTTGGTAAAACAGCAAAACTATTATCACAACGTGGAAAAGAATTAGCTTACAGTGAATCAGCATTTCAAAGAGCTATTGATAAATATATTAGAGCTCCTTTTCAACCTAGAGGTAAAATGACTCAGGAAATTTTTGAAAGTGAAATGCTTAAACAAGGATTAAAAGCAAGAGATTCTAGAAGAGCAAATCAAATAATAACCAATATTACTAAAAGTT